AACCGGAATAACTACCATTCCGTGACACTTCAACAGTATGTTGGATTTATCTTTATCTATCATGTCTTGATATGCTTCTGCTGTCAGATTTGAGAATAATGTTGCATTAGTGCACTTCCAGCCGTCTTCATGCAAAAGTGTGCTGTATACATTGTCTCTGAACCAAAGAGTTCTGAATTCTGAATTGCACTCTGCGTCATGTTCTGCAAGTCCGATGCGTTTGAGTGAATCATCATATAACCAGTAAACATCTAGACCATATTTGTTATATGTTGTGTCTAGACTTCCCTTATATACGGTTTTATCAGGGTATGACCATTCCTCGGCGTCATGGTCTTCATCGTGCTCAACTACATCAGCCGAAATATCTCTATATACTAAAGTTGGTCTCAATATTGAAAACATATTTAATATAATCCTGGATTGTAAAGATGATTATTGCTACGCGTTTTTAATCAAAAGAGACTTTTACTGGGACGTTATGCTTTGAGAGAGAATTAGTTGCAGAATTTGATAATTCGTGACGCTTTCTCCTCTCGCTTGAATTTGCAGGTACATCCTTTAATTCCTGTAGACGAGATTCCATATCTTCGTGAATAATATCGCGGTTTTTCTCAAGATAGTCTAGAATTTCGTCAGAAATAGCCCATTCAAAAAAATTCAACTGTCCAACTGTAGTATCAATTCCATTGAACTTAATCCTCTTGCATCTGCAGAATGGGTCAAACATTTTCTTACTGTAAGCCTTTAGATGACTCTTGTATGACAAATAGATGATTACATATTTTTGGTTTTTTGTCAGAAATGCAATGTTTAGCTTTTTTGCATAATTCGTCACAAACCAATCGATTAGGCGGAGTGAAAGGTTTGAAGTTCCATTGAGTATTGCAGTCACCTTGTCTAGGTTCTCTCGATTTGAATAAAATTTTTCGAGACGATGCAGCACCCATTGTTCTTGACTGCGAATTTGTTCCATATTGTAAGTTAAGTCTCTGATCATTAAAATCCATCATCATCTCTTGATTCAAAATATTTCTTCATTAGTTCATTTATTGTACCATCTAAAAGAGTGAATACACCCTGTTTATCAGACCTTAGTATAACGCGAACGTCAATAACACCGTCGAGAATAGAATGACGTTCTATGTATTTTCTCCCCTCCTTTCCACCATGCCAAAGGTGAAATACATTACCGTCTATACAAGTTAGTCTTGGACGTTCTTTCTTACAATACTCTGCATATGAAGCTACTAGCGCTGGTTTTAAATACCCCTTTGCAAATGTAGTACCTAACCACGCAGCAGATGACAGGGTATCTCCGCTACCAGTAATTCCATATTGAAAGAATCCAACTTTATTAAACCACGATCTTCTGAATCCCCATCCAAACCCAGGATGGTGTAGCAACCCTTCATATTTGCTATTCCTTGGCATGAATGCAACTGACCGGCGTGTTTGTAGTTGTTTTTTAAGAGTTATATCCAGCCATGTACAAGTTGTAAACGGCTGAACAGCGTCATAAGAATCAAGAGCTCTAGATAGATCTGAATACCAATCGGGGTTATTAAAAATTATATCAGCATCCAAAAATAGAAGTTTTCTGTAGTAAAAGGGAACTCTTTTTTCAAGAAGGAAACACAATCGTTCTTTGTGAAACAAATACGACTCTGCTTTAAGATGAAATGCATTTTTTATTTCTGGAGCACTGTAATAGAGTTCTAGTGTATAATGAGGTATTCTTACTAAATCTAGTTTTTCAATTGTATATAGATAGTTCATCAACATACGAGAGGATTTTGCAGGATTGAAATACACAAAACATACCGCAACATCTCTTCTCCTTGGGTTGTTATACTTATAACTTGAGATGCTAGCCAGTTCTATTTCTGAATTCTTTGGCAATATTTCCAGGTTTTTACTAAATTTCGACTGAGTAGTTCCCATTATAATATACATTGAAAACGGGTAGCCTACACATTAACGTACGAGATACTACAATGCAAGACACAATCAAGTTTCTTATTGAGAATTATGGAATCGACGATCAACGTTCAACTGCTTGGTTTGCAAAGCGGGGCGAGATGTTGACTGCATCTGAAATTTGGAAGTGTTTTGGAGATGCATCTTATTCAGCGAGACGAGAACTTATTATGTCAAAGTTGTCTACCCCAAAGACCAATGATGGGCCATCGGTAGGAGCACTTATCTGGGGAACACGTTTTGAACCTGTTGCAAAAGAGATCTACTCTAATATGGGAGACATTACTATCAAAGATCTTTCATGTGTACGCCACCCCCTTCATTCGTTCATTGGTGCATCTCCTGATGGACTTATCTTATCATCGTGTTTCCGAAATGGACGACTTATTGAGTTTAAATGTCCAATTTCCCGGGCATTTACTTCTGAAACGCCAGTTCCAGCTCATTATTACCATCAAATGCAGCTACAAATGGAATGTACAAACCTTCAAGAGTGTGAATATGTAGAAATGCAATTTAAGACAATGAACTATACTGAGTGGATTGACTCGCCTGCAGATATTAAATCATGTTTTATTGTTTCTAATTCCGGAGAGGTATCTTACATGTCTATCACAGAAACCAGAGATAGGCTTGAATGGCAGCAGAGCATTATTGGTGAAAATGATTTTATGGACTATACGGTGGTATATTGGGTTCTTGTAAATTGGAGGCAGAAACTAATTACGAGAGATCCTGACTGGATGCCATCTCACTTTCCTGAAATGAAATCAACGTGGGAAGAGATTGTTATGCACCGGCAAAATTCGACATTTCCTGCAGCGGTAAAAGATAAAGGGACTTTAGCTGTATGAAACTATAAACAGAAATGAGCCGACTTATTCTCTGCCATGTGGCCGACTACCCTTATGTGGAAGAATACATTGAATCATTCAGATATGGCGATGAGCTTGTCAAATATGATGATAAGACACCTCCGTTTACAGAGAATCGGTATTATCTATGTGTTCGCAGAGTTCCAAAGGCACTCCTCCCTGCGAATTGCACGATTGGGTTTGTAAATACTGAGCAGCTAACTCTAAAGGATAGACTAGAGCAGTATAATATTTTTGCACCACAGAGTACCGAGATCTTTGACTATTCCAAGGAAAACATCAAAATAACAGGTAAAGGAACACATTTACCATACAAAGAATTAGCATCAGAGACCACTTATCTCAAAGAATGTATGGCTTCTGAAAAAAAGTACGACATTGCAGTTGTAGGTACCAGCACTCCTCATCGCGATGCCATAGTTTTGAGTATAAAAAAGTTTGGATTTAATGTCGACTATATTTGCGAGTTCAAGGAAAAGCGCGACTCTCGTGTAGGTCAGGCAAAGATTCTATTGAACATACATGCTGGTCCTGATTACAAATTGTATGAATCAGTAAGATGTGAGAGATGGAGATTTGCAGGAATGAAGATTGTTTCCGAACCTTGCTCTGATGAAATCCCAGAAGGAATTCTTACTTATCCAGAAGGTGATATGATGAAGTTTCTCGTATCTCTTCTCGGTATGCCAAAGAGATCGTCGCAGCGGATTGGCTTGTGCATGATAGTTAAGGATGAAAGTCATATTATTCACGAGGTTCTAAAGTGCACTCTCGACATGATTGACACCTATGTCATTGTAGACACTGGATCATCTGACAATACAATCGAATGCATTAATAATTTTTACAGTAAGACTGATGTCAGAGGCCATGTATTTGAAAGAAAGTGGAAAGGATTTGGAAAGAGTCGTTCAGAAGCCCTTTCGTTGTGCGATGGGTATATGGACTACATTCTCATGATCGATGCAGACGATTTAATGGAGTTCCCTCCATCGACAAAGATGTTTCTTAAAAAATTATTTGAAGATAAGTGTCCGAATGCATGCAATGTTCACCTAAAACGTGGAAACATAGAATATGAACGTGTCCAGATATTTAAGGCGCGCGATGGTTGGCGGTATGTTGGTGTTCTGCACGAATACCCCACCAATGACAAGTCCAACAATATAATAATAAAACTTCCTAAGAACATTTTTATGACTGGCCGTACGATGGGCAATAGATCGCTACTTGAAGGAAACAAATATAAAAGAGACGCAGAAACCATTCTAGAAGCGCTAAAGGAAGAGCCAGACAATGAAAGATATATGTTTTATCTTGCACAATCTTATCGCGATGCGGGTATGCACGAAGAATCGATACATTGGTACAAGAAGCGATTTGAAGTTGGTAAGTGGTTTGAAGAGCAGTTTATTTCTGCTCTAAACCTTACCCGCATGACGTGTGATAAAGAATGGGCGTGGAAAGGTCATGAGGTTTGCCCAACAAGATCAGAGTCTCTTGTTTCATATATGATGTATTGTAGATCTACAGGAAAGTGGTCAAGAGAACTTCTTGCTATGGCGCTGTATGCATCTACAATTACAAAGCCAACGGGATCTGTTCTCTTCTTAGAGCCTGATATCTATGACTGGAGAGTCTGGGACGAGTTAGGTATTATTGCGTATTATTGTGGACAAAAAGAAATTTCTAAGATGGCGTGTTCAAAACTTCTTTCTGAAAACAAATTCCCACCAGATCAACGCCAAAGAATCGAAACAAATCTAAGACTAAGTTCGTGTTAAACAACATATGAATTGTAAGCATTAACGCGATACGCTGATTCTACTCCCTGAATAGGAACTGCAGTTCCGCCGGGTTGAGGCATGTGATTCGTCTGCTGAGCATATGACGAGTCATTCGTTTCAACTGTTCTTTTTACACCAGACTGCTCGAGAAATTCAGGAACAAATGTTTCAGTTCTATTAAGTGCACCCCATAGCAGTATTCCAGCGACTATGATTGCAAGAATGGGCAGCTCTCTCATTTATACATGGAAAATGGAAAAGAGTTTTCGTATCTGTATGTACAATAATATAATGGAGGACCGTGCACTTGCAACCCTTAAGGATATGCTTATTGCACGTTCATTTAAGGTTGACGCTCCGGAATCACTGGGTAATCCGTTGGATGACACGCGAATGTATAATCTAGGAGGAGTTCTTGTAATATTTAGCGAGAAGAGTCGCATCAACGAATCGAATTTGAACAGTTATACAAACTTTGCATCCGAAAACAATTATACAAATGGGCTTATTATTGTTTCCCAGATTCCGTCGTCTGATTCAATTCT